TGGATCCCTAGCAAGCTCGTAGATTGGTGTCATAGCGTCGTCGCAAAGCTTTCCAACAAAACCAAACTAGAAGCTGTCCAAGGCTACAAGGAGAGGATAATGAAGAAATGCTATAAAGACAACTATGATGGTGTGATTTGTGGTCATTTACACCACCCCCAGATACAAACTCTCAAAAAAGGCAAAGTTTACATAAATACCGGCGACTCAGTCTCTAATTTTACTGTTGTAACGGAAAATGCCCAAGGCAACTTTAAATTACATAAACTAAGAAAGTGAAGCCGTTTACTTTTGTCCATATCCCTAAAACAGGAGGCGAAACGGTCTCAATGTTATTAGGGACTAGAAAAAACCATCATAAAGCAAAAGATATTGGTTTAGATGGTTATACGTTTTCTTTTGTTAGAAATCCATGTAGTCGTTTGTATTCTTGGTATGGTCATCTAAGGAAACCTTTATATATAGATGAGTTAGAACTAACAGAACTAGAAAAACAAAATTTTAGAAAACCCTATACGGCATATTACGCTAAAGAACAAAAGCTAGTGAACCTTGGCCCTTCAGGGTCGCTTTACGGCCCCTTAGCTTTGGAACAAGACGATTTCAACAAATGGGCAGAGGAAATCATACTTCATACAGAAAAGTACATCGGATCTAGTCATCCTCGCTATAATATAGGGCCTCTAGCAACCTGTTCGGAATTTCTGTGCGATAAATTTGGCAACCTACTAGTCAAAAACATATATAGGTTTGAAAACTTCAATGAAGAGCTATCTAAATTATTTAAACAGCTCGATAGAGAAGATTTGATCCCCAAAATAGGCATTTCTAATCCTAGCAGAAAGCCTAAGTCAGGAGAGATAACTCAACGCACTAAAGACATAATCTTTGAGTATTTCAAAGAAGACTATGAAAGATTCAACTACGATTAGTCGTTAGATTCTTCAGAAAAGTCAGACAAGTCCCCAGTAGAAGGAAAAGCTTCAGGCACGCCATTAGCAGGGAATGGGAAGCTCTCCACAGAAATAGGAGAATTTATTTGGTTAGTCAGTAATTGCTTCGTATCATACCACCAATTCCTACCAGAAGCATAGCCGTTACAGATTGATTCTATGTTTCCACTTAAATAATCAAAAGTAACGGGAGGGACGAATCCTGTCGTCCCATGACTGTAGTAACTGTCTGTAACTGCAACATTATACGTGTCGTCTCCAGAGTAGGAGCAAGTCAGCCCAATCGTAATTGAAGAAATACCTGTTTTAAGGGTATTATCCCAGTTTGGGTTAATTGTCGTAAATTCGTACGAAAAGTTACCTGCTAAGTCTGACATTAAAATATTTTACACTTTTTAATTTGACTTAGTTGTTATTTGTGATATTTTGTGTAAAGTATTCGCTTATGAAAAAGCTTATAAGTACATTAATGTTATCGGTTGGCCTCTGCACAGTAAGTGCTCAGGATTCGGACTTATCCACGTACAACATTTCTCTTGAGGCTGGTTATACCTCTCAATTGATTGTTAACGGTGTTGCACGACATGGCGACGAATCTTCTTATTTGGGATTCGGTTTCAATAAGCCCTTGAGCTTGTTGGACGTTCATGGTTCGGCTCTACTCGTACCTGAACCTAATGGAGATTCATCTCAGTCTCATTGGAACCTTGGGGTTGGAAAAGACTTGGCTATTGGAGAGTTTGGATTAGGACTCAGTGCTGATGTCGCACATCGTCAGCACGGTGCTGGCATTGCAGATACTACAGAGTTTTCTGCTCAAGCTAGCCTTCTTAATCCTTGGGTGACTCCTTTTGTTAAGGTGTTAAGCGATGTAGACTTGGAACAAGACGGTTACTCCGTCGGAATTACCAAGAGCTTCGACTTATTGGGATCAGACGATTATTCTCTGAATGTTGCTCCCGCGTTGGAATGGTTTGAGTATACTGACTACAGTTCTGTGGTTGCCTCCCTTGACCTCGACCTGACGGTTGAAAATGGGTTCTTTTCCCACTTTCGCCCGTTCGGATCTATTGCGTATGTAGACAGTGACATCGACTTAGCAGATTATAATTTTGCTTCTCAAGAGTTGGATGGAGATGTAAATGTAACGCTAGGCCTCAAGTACAGCTTCTAAGGTAGAGGCTCGTACGCTCACAATGCCCCACTCCGAAAGGAGTGGGGTTTTTTTGTATAGTTACCTTTTATAAGGTGTATAGTAATCCACCCCCGTTATGCTCTAAGTAGATTCGGGGTATATTTATTATGAAAAAGCTCATTATAAACAAAATCGGCGTATTAGGATTTGCTAACTTTGTAGCTATCCTTGGGATCGTCACAGGGGCAATCAAAGCAGTAGCGCTGCCAGTATTAGCTATGTTAGCTTCTGGCACAGCAGCCGACGTAAATGCAGTTATCAAAGGTGTTGCAGATATTGTATCTGCCGACGTTTCAACTGTTGTAGGTTACGGCATAGGCGGATGGGTAACCGGGGCCGTATATGCTTGGATTGCAAATATTGTATTGAAAGCAACCAAAGGTTTCGCTATCGAGACCAAGTAATTATATTGCTTAATTATGACCCCTCACCTTGACTGGTGGGGGGTTTTCTTTTACTGGTTCAAGCTAGAAAACGTTGAGGAGTCAAAACCTATCTTATTTGCGCTCCAGATGCTGTTTAAGGCCTTTTCTCCACCAACTGCAGCGTTGATGCAGGTTAGAATTAAAGACGCCTCAGAAGCGATTTTTTCATGCTGTTTCTCATATCCCGAAATGAAAGTCAGCTCTTTACCATCAGGGCTAATACCTGTCCACGGCCCACTACAGTTGCCTAGAGCCCAAGTTTTGTATTTAACAATTTCTCCATCTACGCTCTTGCCTTCTTTTTCTTGTTGATAATATGTGGCAATAGCCATACAACTCCAATCTTCACTAATCCATTGAGCTGTGATTCCGTTATCGTGTTTTAATAATACTTGCTGTTTGAATCTCATAATAAAATCTTAACCCCAATATTTATGAGGATAGTCAGGGGTATTGTCTGCCAATATCGCTGCAGTCCATTTCTCATCTAATCCTCTATTATATAAAGTGTGCCTCATTGAATTTGTATCGGGGTGAGGCTCCCATCTTTTAGCTAAAGCAAATAGTTGGCTTTTTTCGTATTCTTTAGCTCCTACAATAGTACAAAACCTACTTAATAAACTTTTTTTAGGAGGAGGATTTATTCCTCTCTCAATTTTTCTCCACACAGAATGATCTATCTTTAATATTTTAACGAATTTTGTTGTATTTTTAAATTTTTTTTCTCGTAATTCTTTTAGATAGATATGAAATTTATTCAAGGTTTGTTGTATCTATTTGGTTTTAAATTACTTAGCCTTTTTATAGACCTTACTTCATAGCCTGCATTTTTTACTGCATTAGTTATAAATTTATTGTCTATGAAATATATTCTATTAGATTGGCTGACTTTACATTGAATTAAAGCTAATTCTTTTTTTACATCGAAAGCGACATCTACAACATTTGTGTTTTTCTTTAGCTTATTTTTTATTCCTATTCCACAGCTAGAGCAGACTAGCCCGGGAACCTTTACTTCGATGTGAGGGGTAAAGAACGCGCCGAAGACTGAGATCGTACCGAACCAGCCTATTAAGAAAAAAGATATGTATAATATTATTTTTTTCATTTTACTATTTTATGCAGAAATATTTAAAAGTCTAAATCTATTTGATAACTGTATTTTACTAGCAACATATTCGCCAAAAAGCGTTTCTTCATGAGTGCGTCTTTTCGCAGACCGGGCGTCCAGCACTGATTCCCTGACTTCCCTATTCGCCCAAGATTGAATACTTTTCGAATGTATGTCATTGTCTTGAATAGCCCAAGGCTTATACAATTCATGGATCAATTTTATCCCGCCTATCATTTACTTTTATTGGTTCATGTTGTTTAGTTGTATAAATGTGGTGAAGCTCATCATAAGCTTCGTTATAATTCCATTGGGGGCACTTAAAAGACATCGTTCTGTGTTTGGGGTAACCTTCTTGCCAAACCCACTTCCCTGTACATCCTGAGAGAAACATAGACATTAAAAATGCTATGAGCATAGCTATAATTGCTTTTGCGATGTCTGCTAATAGTCTCATTCAGTTAGCTTGCTTTGTTTGGCCATTGTTCTCTTTTTTCTTGTACGGTTAGTTTTTCTTGTTTGTTGCCAAAAGCGCTATGTCTTGGATTGCAGCAGCATTGACATCGTGGTTTGTTGTCTCTTGTTTTTTCCACTTTGCCTGTTTTGTAATTTATATGTTTTCTTACCGTCCTACTCATTAGTTTTAAACTCCGCTTTCTTTGTGCCTCTCCAACTAGGAAACTCTTGTCTACCAAAATTTTTACCATATGCTGTCCACATATGAACAGTAGTTCCGTGCTTAACTATAACAGGCCCCCAATCATCAAACTGTAAACCCGGGATATCCATTTCACAAACATACTGATGAACGTCATTAGAGATTAGCAAGTGATCGTTATCTCCGGCATCCATACATCGTTGAGCCATATTGATACCAGCGCCTGAAACATTAGGGTTGTCGTTAATATCTTTTACTGGGACAACTGGGCCTGAATATAAACCATTTCTTAAACCTATTCTAGAGTGCTTGTAGGTCATTCGCCCAACATCAACCATACATTTAAAAGCAGCGTTGACACTGTTAAAAAATACTAGAGCCATTCCATCTCCAGTAGGTAATATGATTAGCTTACCTTGTCTGTCAGCTTGTTTATAACCATGAGTAGCCTTAACGTAATCAATTAGTTCGTCAGTGCATTTTTTTTGTTCGGCGGTAGTTTTCTTTGAATACCCAACTATATCCATGAAGTAAGTATGTGCTTGGCATGGGGTATCATATTGAATTGCTTCGCCTTTCAACTTAAATGGATCTTCGCCCCATTTCCATTTTATGACTCTTTGTTTTTTCTTCTTTTCCTCTTCTTCTTCTACTATTTTTCTAGCTTGTTCTCGAGCCTTGCGCTTCTCCGCCTCTATTCTGTCTTTAACAGCTTGCCTCTTCTCTTTCTTTTCTTTTGATTCAAATAGTTTGCCAAATAAAGTATCAGGCTCTTTGAGGGCTTCGCGTTCCTCATCTTTTTCTCGCCTTTCTTTTCTAATTTTAGATAACATATTGTCAGTAACAGAGCAATCTACTTTAGAGTTGTTTCTGACGACGACTTTATAATTTTTGTTAGAACGGTTAGGATGAGGTTGAGCACCTTTTGATACAAGATAATCAAAAATTTCTTTATTACCCGTATGGTTAGCTATTTCCCAAGCGTTTAAATGATGTATAGAATCTTTAAGGTAAGTAGAACCATTTATATTAGCTTTACTTTTTAACAACATTTTTATAATATGAAGATACTCAAACTCAACAGCATAATGTATAGCCATCCATCCACGATCATCTCTGCCATTTATTCTTATACTGTCATCTTCAAGTAAAGCTTCTATTTCGTTTAAATCTGCTAGCTGCACGGCTTGGTGCAAAGTAAGTTCCTTATTATGGAAGGAGCCACCAGCTTGACTGAGAAGTAATATTATTTTTTTTATATTAGGGCCATCAGCTACATCCATAGGGTTAAGAACTGGGGGAGTCTTCTCCTTGTCTACTTCCAGAGAACAATTCCAAGCATTTATTTTTTTAACCGCCGGGGGAGAGCTTGGGATATTGGGGTCTATTCCTGCATCTAAAATTGCTTGAACCACTCTCGCTTTACTGCTGTTCGCAGCATAATGCAACGGCGTCCAGCCCTTTTCCTCATCCTTTTCAAAGAAGGATTTTGATTTTGACGCTAACGCTTTTTTTATTGCATTTAAATTGCCTAAGGAGGCAAAGTTATGTAACTCCCCCATACAGAATATTACACGCGCGCAATCAGCTAAACACCTATTAAATACAGGCTTTCTTTAATTATGCCTGTATCTGTCCGTCTTTCTTTGGTTTTGGCATGACAGCTAAGCTGCCAAAAATTGCTACGCCTAAGCCTACTAGAGTTGTTATTAAAGCTTTTGAAATAGCGTTAGAGATAGTTTTAACATCTGCTCCCGTTAAAGCCATAGAATTGAAACACTCAATCATACCTATGACTGTGCCAAGCATACCCATACAGGGTAAGGTGCCAATTAGTATGTTTACAAAAGCTTTCGAAAACTTAGGGTTGAGGATGCAGAAAAATATAAAAAAAGTAGTAAAAAGAAGAAAGTAATTCACCGCCCCTCCTACGGCCCACCAGTCACAGCAAAAATGAAAGTATTTCACATATATATTTACCTCAATCTAGAAACAAATAAACTTCATTTATGTTACGACGAAGTAAATAAAATAAATTTAAAAAATTGATAAAAACAGTGTGTAATCCATTTAGTATAATTATGGAAGTTCATTATATTATAGAGGGATTTTTAGCAGTTATTGCATTCTTATTAGGCATCATAGTAAAGAGGGCCTATCAGAGCATAGATGAGCTCTGGAAAAAACATGACGAGCTAGTTAGCAGAATAACAGAAATGTCTATAGAGCTTCCTAAAAATTACGTAACAAAAAACGATCTAACTCATGCTATTGACATCATTCATGACAGATTTGATAAACTAGAAGTTAAATTAGATAAAATCAACAATCATAAGGTTTAGCTAGCCCTTCAATAACTAGTACATCATTGAAAGACTTTTCGGTAACTTCTAAATTATAAAGCACTCCCAGAAGTCTTCCATACTTGCCTTTTCCATCTAGAAATGTTTTTACCATAAATTCGTTTCTACCGTCTTTAATAAGTTCCTTTAACCTAGCTTTAGCTATGAGACCTTTCTCTTTTTCCTTCTTGTCTCTAGTTCTAGTTTCAGGAGCGTTGATTCCAAGGAGTCTAATTCTCTCTTTTCTGTAAACGGAGAAGCCGCAATCTATCATGGCGTCTACTGTATCGCCATCTACTACTTTTATGAGTTTCGCTTTGTATTCGTACATTTTTTATTAGGATCTGGGAGTTTTTCCATTTCTGCTATAGCCGCACGTTGAGCATCATAACCTGCTTCACCTGCTTTATAAAGATATGGGTACCCTCCATTTTTGGGTAAAGTTTTTTCTACAACTAGCATTTTTAGCCTGTCATTTGGCACGACCATCTTAGTTTTGCGATCTGTCATGTAAAAAATAGTCTTGAAAAAACCGACGCGAACTATACGTGCTTGCCTGCCAGAAATGTATAGAATATCGTCGTTTTGAAAATCTTTTCCCATGAAAACCATAAACCCTTCCACCGCTTTATGTAATGCATCTTTTAAAAGTATAGCCATGAAACCGGCAAGAATAAACCAACCGTAAGTACCGATTAGTTCTTCTATCATTTTTTTAGTTTCAGGTTTTATCAGTTCGGATTCCATCATTATAAATTACACTACATAAAAAAATTGTGTATATATATTCGATGCCGAAAGTAACCTTTTGCTTCGAGGATCTGGTATTCGATAACGATGTATCAGAAGTTAAAATTCATCAACGGGAAACAATCAAACCTAAGGATCAGTTTCAAATACAGAACCTTAAGTGGACACCGAATCAAAAAAAGTTTATCAAACTCGCTCTAGAGAAAGAAACCCAAGTAGTGCTATTAGATGGCCCTGCTGGTACTTCTAAGACGCTTTTAGCAACTTTCTGTGCTCTACACCTACTAAATCAACAAAAGGTCTCAGACATAATTTACATGCGATCCGCAGTTGAAAGCTCTGAAGCTCGCCTAGGGTTCTTACCCGGGGATGCTGACGTAAAGCTACAATATTACAACATGCCATTCTATGATAAATTGGATGAGCTTCTTAGTCCCACGGCATTAAAGAACTTACAAAAAGATAAAAGAATTTCATGTTATCCAGTTAACTTCGCTCGAGGTATGAGTTGGAATGCAAAGTGTGTTATATTTGACGAGTGCCAAAACTCTACATTGAAAGAAATCATAACTGTTTTAACTAGAATGGGCCAGTTCTCAAAAATATTTTTATTAGCTGACCCAGCTCAAACAGATTTAAAAAATGGTAATAGGGGAGGATTCAAAAAAATATACGATCTACTCAATGATTTACAATCTAGAAAAATGGGTATTAAAACTTTTAAATTTGGCCCACAAGATGTAGTCAGGTCGAAATTAGTAAGGTATTTAGCAGAAAGATTTTCAGAGATGGCCTCAATTTAGTGTAATGATTTCTACATTTATTTAGAAAAAGTAAATGTGAAACATTAAAATATATTACGGGCATATGAAAGTATACTGTAGAAAATGCGGTAGTGGCACGGCTTACGTTTCTCAGAAGCCAAAGTTTTGTTCCCAGTGCGGGAACTCCTTTGTGGCTCCTGCTATAGCTAGTAAGCCAGCTCCTATTAAAGCCGCTCCAACCGTAATAGAAAAACAAACTTCTAATTTAGGATTTGAAATAGAGGAGGATACTCAATCTAGTTTCGGGTCTATGTCTGGATTGGAATGTGAAATACAAAAAGCTCCTAACATAAAAACTACTTTAGGAGATATTGCGGGAACATCCGAAGAAGATCCCCAGATAGTTGAGCGTCCAAAAGCATACGCTAGAAAAAGGGTTTCGAAAAAACAAGTTTTAGCTGATTTTCAAGCGGAAGCGGGACAATCAAGGGAATCATCTGAGATTTAGATGCCTACAGATAACTCGAGACCGCAATTTGAGGATAAAATCGAGGAAATAGACAGAGAGATTCTTAAAAGAAAAAGTAAGTGGAAACTCTCAGTCTTATCTTGGATGGACTACGATGACGTATCTCAAATTATAAGAATCCACATATTTAAAAAGTGGGATATGTATGATCCTTCTAAGCCTCTCGGCCCGTGGCTTAATAGGATTATATCAAATCAAATAAAAAATTTAATACGCAATAATTATGGTAATTATTGTAGACCTTGTTTGAAATGCGCTGCGGCTCAGTCCTACGACCTCTGCGCAATATACGAAAAACAAGGAGCCCCATGCCCCCTTTATGTAAACTGGATGAAGGGTAAAAAGAACGCTCACGACACTAAACTTCCGGTGTCAATAGAAAATCATCAAAATGAAGTACGACAATTGTTTTCTGAACAACAACTAGACGCTTCCATAAACAATTTAAACGAAGCTCTAAAGAAAATTCTAAAACCCATAGAATGGAAAGTTTACAAGCATCTTTATATAGAATTCAAGACTGAAGAGGAGTTAGCTAAAAAACTGAACTTTAAAACAAGCGAAAAGAACAGGACCCCGGGTTACAAACAGATAAACAATATAGTTAAAAAGATAATAGAAAAAAGTAAAAAGATTTTAACTGATGGAGGTTTAGACTTCTAATGAAAGAAATAACTTTATCTAAATCTCAACAGCAAGACATTTTAAAATGCTGGAACGACGCAGTAAAAAAGAAAGACCCTCCGCCTTCTGTTTTAGATTTAATAAAAGCCGCATTCCCGGAGAAGAAAAAAATAGAAGTAAACTCTCCCGAGGGTAGAAGCGTAAGAGCTTTCATAAACACTAGACAACTCGTGAAAAAAGAAGAAGCAAAAAATTCCTCTCGAGCTAATGAAGATACAGTAACTCCTGAAGAGTTGGAATTCATAAAACAAAATGCTGCTAATATGTCCCCGCGCGACATGGGTAGAATTCTATTGAATGAACCGTCATTGAGTCATTTAACCAAGAAAGTTCGAGCGATTAAAAAAGCCGTAGACTCTCTAGACGCCGAAGAGGTTTACGAAAGAGAAGAGCTTCCTGAAAGAGACTATAAGCCGCCCAAGAGATTTGAACAAGCTATAGCGAGAGTTAATAAATATGTTCTTCATGGCATAGATAAAGATAAAGTTTCTTTGAGTCAAAAAAAATCTGTGAATTCCTTAGTGGAGTATATGCATACTTTCAGGTTTTTGCATCAAATTTCAAACTATGAGACAATAACAGAGAGAGATTTGTTTGAGAGTAGTTTCGTCAGGTATACATGGGATAAACCAGACTTAACTCAGGAAGAAGTAGATCAATACATAGTTTTATCTAGTGAAGTTGTTATAGCTTCAAATATTCAAAACAGGATAAATACTTTACAAGAACATTTAGACGAAGCCGCAAATGACTCTGAGGGTAGAAAAATTTCAATGAGTCTTGTGGAGTCAATTGGAACAATTCAATCAGAATACAACCAATGCGTAAACCGACAGCAAAAACTTCTAAATGATTTAAAAGAAAAAAGAAGCGCCAGACTTAGTAAGCAGGTCAAAGAAAATGCGTCGATATTAAATTTAGTAGAGATGTGGAAAGACGAAGAGAATCGTCAAAAAATGATTCACTTAGCAGAGCTTAGAAAAAAAGTAGTCAAAGACGAAGTAAACAGACTTTCTGGCATGGAAGAAATAAGAGCTCGAATCATGGGTCTAAGCGAAGAAGAAGCAATCGATGGTTAATTGTAAAGTATGCGAAAAAGAGTTCGACGACGATGCATCACTGCATAGGCATCTACGTGCGCACTCTATGAGAAAAGTAGAGTATTACCAGAAGTGTTTTCCTAGGCACGACCTGCACACCGGAGACATTATTAAGTTTAAATCTAAAGAACAATATTTCTCTTCGGACTTCAACTCTAGACTTAGTCTTAAACACTGGTTAAAAAAACAAGACCCTGAAAAATCTAAAAGATACTGCCACAAAATACTGCAAGACAGGATAGAAAAGAAGTCTCTAGTATACTGTCCCAGTCAAGTAGAGCTTAGAACTATAATGAGTCCACCGACTCAGTATTATGACGTTCTTTTCGGTAACTTTTACGACTACTGTAAAGAAAATTTTAAATTAATTTCTAAATTTAAAAAAATTTCAAATATTTTATTTAAAAATCAAACTAAGTTCGAAGAGCCAATAGTATATGTAGATACTCGAGAACAGATGCCTTTGAAGTTCAAAGAATGTGAAATTAGAGTTAAGACTTTGCCTTTTGGGGATTACTGTTTCTTCGACAATGAGCATACTCATAATTGCTATATAGAGAGGAAATCTATCAAAGACTTTATAGGAACTCTTAGTGGCGGGTTCGAAAGATTCGAAAGAGAGATTATAAGGTCTAGTGAAGCGGATAGTAATTTAATTGTTCTAGTAGAAAGAAATTTAAATGAATGTATGGCGTTCAAAAAACTTCCGTATGTAAGCAAAAAAGTGAGAGCCACTCCTGAATTTATTTTTTCTAACGTCAGGACTCTTATACAAAAATATCCAAACTTACAATTCTTATTTGTTAACGGGAGAAAAGAATCTGTAAGAGTTATGGAAAAAATATTTTTTAATGGGTGCGACTATAAAGATTACGACCTACAATTAGCTTACGATCTTAAAATTTTATGAGAGGTTATATCGTATTAACATATGAGCAAGCTTTAGTTATCATACTTTTAATTATTATGATAGCATATCTAGATTAGTATGTGGTATTGTCCAGATAAATACAGAGGCGAAATCATTAAGATGAACTCTGAGCTTCTCAATCTAAAAGGAGAGCTCGAAGACAAACAAGCTAAGATTACTCTTGCGAAATTTCTAAGAAATAATTTAGCGTTCACTGTTGAGTTACTTTGCGGCATTAAATTAGCTCCCTTTCAAGAAATAACTCTGAGAGGGATGATGAATAGAAACTTTTCAATGTGTGTCTGGGGACGTGGTTGTGGAAAGTCTTTTATAGGAGCTATCTTTTGTATTCTTCAATGCATATTCGAACCGAACACTAAAATTATTATAGCTGGCCCAACTTTCAGAACAGCGAGATTCATATTCAACAACATAGAAAAAATAGTAGAAAGTAAAGATGGCCAATTACTATCTCAAGCTTTTGAGGTCAGAAATAAGTCTAAACGCAACGATCAATTCGAATGGAAAATAAACGGCGGAACTATCACAGCGATTCCTCTTAGCGGTGAAAAAATCAGAGGTTTTAGAGCAAACGTTTTGGTGTTAGACGAGTACCTATTATTACCAGAAGAAACGATTAAAACAGTCCTAATGCCTTTCTTAGTTGCTCCTCAAAACATGGGAGAAAGGCTGAAAGTCCGAGAGATGGAAGATAAGCTTATAGAGCAGGGGATGATGAAAGAGGAGGATAGGATGGAGTTTGAAAACCAAACTAAAATGATCGCCCTGTCTTCTGCTAGTTTCACTTTCGAAAACTTATATAAGACATATCAAGAATGGATTTCTAGCATTGAGTCGAAAGAACAGTCGAACGCTGAAACAAAATATTTTGTATCTCAATTGAGTTATGAAGCTCTACCTGAAGATATGATAGATAAAACTGTTATTGAAGAAGCGGCGAATGGCGGTTCATCTCATTCATCTTTTCAAAGAGAATATTGTGGGCAGTTCACAGACGGAAGCGATAGTTATTTTAGCGCAAAAAAAATGCACGAATGTACTATACCAGATGGGGAAGCTCCAACTACATTAATAAAAGGCAATCCAGATAAAAAATACATACTCGCAATCGACCCTAGTTTTAGTAACAGCCCTAGCTCTGATTATTTTGCAATGTCGATTTTAGAGTTAAATGAAGAGAAACAACAATCCATTTTAGTTCACGGATACGCTGTGGCCGGGGGAGATCTAAAAGACCACATTGAATATTTATATTATATATTACAAAACTTTAATATTGTTTTCGCTACGATTGATAATGCTGGATCTCAATTTATAGATAGCGCAAACGAGTCAAAGTATTTTCAAAGTACACCCATTAGCTTTTTTGATTTTAACTCCGAGAAAGATGGCTTAGAGTATCAAGCTCAATTAAGGAAAGCTAAAACAGAGCTAAATCAAACTTCTGGTAGAATTTTTTACAAACAAATATTTACAAGCACGTTTTTGAGAAAGGCTAATGAATATTTACAGTCTTGTATAGATCACAAAAGGGTATGGTTTGCCTCTAGGACAACGGCCAATGAGGGAGCATTTTCCAAGGCAACATCAGCTAGGTTTGATCTGCAGCACACAAAACATGATTCCCTTTTAGATTTAATTGAATTCCAAGACTCTTTAGTTTACTCCACAAAAAAGCAATGCGCTCTAGTAGAAGTTAAAACTACTGCAATGGGGCACCAAAGCTTTGACCTTCCCCAGCACCTTAAACGGTCCACTTCCGCTAACAAAGCAAGGAAAGATAATTATACTACTTTAATGCTCGGGGTATGGGCTGTAAGGTGCTATTTCGATATGATGTCCTCAGAGGATATCAAAATACCTGAAACTTTTTCTCCAATAATGATTCACTAAGTGTATGTATTGTAGAATAATTTTTAGATATAGTGCCAAATACAGACTATAATCAATACGTTTCTAGAAAAAAGGTCTTTGAAGTTAAAAATTTTTCAATGACTGGAAGGGAACTTGTTAAACTTAAAGAACTAAAAAAAATGTCAGACGAAAATACTCAACCAGTAGATATCGGGGAAGTTCCAACCCCCGGAGAGCCCGTAGAAGTCCCCACTGTAGAAGCAACTGAAAGCTTCGTAGACGATTACGCTGTAGACGTACCGGATATACCAATCCCAGAAGACGAGCCTGAAGGGAATGTGATTGAGGACGACTTTGAAGGAGCTTACAAATTTGCCATTGTAGGGGTTGGTCAAGGGGGATCAAGAGTAGCCCAAACTTTTTGGAACTTAGGTTATAAAAGAGTAGCTATCATAAACACTGCCAAACAGGATCTAGACCCGATTGATATGCCATCAGAAAATAAACTTTTGATTGGTGGGGATGGAGCAGGAAAGAAGCCTGAAGTGGCCGAGGAGATATTTAACGCTCACAGAGAGGATATATTAGATTTCTTAAAAAGAACCTTTGGCGACGAGTTTGATAGAGTATTAGTATGCGCTGGAGCGGGCGGTGGAACAGGAGCTGGCGGCTGTAGCGTAGTAATTGAAGTAGCTCATGACCTTTGTGAAAGTTTAGGTGTTGAAACCAGAGGTGAAGGAAGCGCTAAGGTTGGAGCAATTGTCGCCCTACCGAGTAAAGCAGAAGGAGCTAGAGTCGCCTCAAACACAAAGAGAACGATGGAGAAGGTTCTAGGTTTTAAAAACTTAGGAGCTTTGACGCCGTTGGTGATTTTAGATAACGAGAAGATAAAACAAATTTACCCGAGGCTTCCTGTGAGAAAGTTCTGGGGGACATCGAATAATAGCGTTTGCGCTTTATTTCATTTGTTTAATCGAATATCAGCGCAGGAGTCGGTGTATACTTCATTTGACAAGGCTGATCTAGAGACTGTTTTCGCTTCAGGAATTATCACATTTGGAGCTACCCCATTGAAAAAGTGGGATCAACCAACTGACGTAAGTCAGGCAATTAGAGATAACTTGAAGAAAACTATTCTTGCTAACTTAGATCCATCTACTGGAGATATTGCTTCGTGCGTAGTGATAGGAAGCACTGAAGTATTAGACGAGCTACCTCAAGAAAATCTTGAGTATGGTTTTGAGCAGTTGACAAGAATTTTAGGTCAAGGCTCCACAGTCCACAGAGGTGTATATAGTGGTAACAAACCGGGGATGATCGTTTATACCGCGATAGGCGGCTTGGATGCCCCCAAAGAATTCACATCTTAATAAGATAAAAAATGGCTGCGAAAAACAAAAACGAACAACTTGAACCTTTAATGGCGTCCTATCAAGGGGGGAAAGCTCCTATAAAGGTAACTACCGCGAGAGATACTAAAACTCGTAGGAACAGGTCATCTTCAATAGAAAGATCTGACAGGTTTCAAAATATAGAAGAAGGTCTTGTTCCTTATAAGTATTCGAAGGGTGTTCAAAACCTATCGAATATAGACGTAAGGGATACAGTTATATTGTGCCAAAAAGCATATTATAATTTTTCTGTATTTAGAAATACTATTGATTTGATGACAGAGTTCTCTACGAGCTCTATTTATTTCACTGGAGGTAGTAAGCGTTCAAGAACGTTTTTCACAGCTCTTTTAAAAAAGATTAACATTGATAACCTGATTGATCAGTTTTTCAGAGAATACTACAGATCAGGAAATGTTTTTCTTTATAGATATGACGCGGATGTTGAGTCCTCGGATATATCAAAGATAACTCAAACATTCGGTCTTCAATCAAAGGCTAGTTTTAAAATACCTGCTAGATATGTAATACTAAACCCAGCGGATATACAAATAGGAGGTAATATTTCATTTGTAGCAGGTACTTTCTATAAAGTTTTAACAGACTATGAATTAGAGAGACTAAGAAATCCTAGAACAGAAGAGGATCAGCAAGTATATGATTCGTTAAGCCCAGAAGCGAAAGAAGCTATCACTAAAAAAGGAGCTAGAGAAAATTCTGTATATTTAGCTTTAGATTCTGATAGGATATTTCCAGTATTCTACAAGAAGCAAGACTATGAGCCTTTCGCTGTTCCGATGGGGTACCCAGTTCTAGAAGACATCAACTTCAAAACGGAGTTGAAGAAAATGGACATGGCTTTGACTAGGACTATCCAGCAAGCCATTCTATTAATTACGATGGGTGCTCCGCCCGATAAAGGTGGAGTCAGTCAAAGAAATCTAGAGGCCATGCAGACTTTGTTCGATAACGAGTCAATTGGTCGAGTCTTAATATCTGATTATACTACTGAAGCAAAATTTGTTATACCTGATATTGCTGGGATTTTAGATCCTAAAAAATATTCAGTGGTAGAAGAAGATATTAGAATGGGCTTGAATAATGTTTTAGTTGGCAGCGAGAAGTTTGCTAACACCAGCATTAAAGTCCAAGTTTTTATAGAAAGATTAAAGGGAGCTAGACAAACATTCTTAAATGATTTCTTGATACCCGAGATTAGAAGAATATCTAAAAACTTAGGATTTAAAAATTACCCAGAGCCTAAATTCCACGACATAGACCTTAAAGATGACACAACATACGCTAGAATCTTTAATAGGTTGATTGAGCTTGGCGTTCTAACGCCAGAGGAGGGAATCGAAGCTCTTAGTACGGGTAGACTACCAACCCCTGAAGAATCTCAAGAGTCTCAAGAAACATATCGAGAGATGAGAGACCAAGGTTTTTACGAGCCTATAATGGGGGGACCAAATACTCAAAAGGAACTAGCAGGGGGTGGCTCAGATGCTCCAGAAAGTAAACCAGATAATTCAAGCATGGTTGGAAGACCCGAGGGAACAACTGGGATACCTCAAGAGACAAAAACAATTACTCCTATCGGAGGCTTTAGCCTTTCTAAGATACAGGAGAATTTATCTAAGACAGATGACCTACTAAAAAATGTAGAAGCTTCCTTAAGGAAAAAGCACGGTCTGAGAAAAATGTCTCGCAAACAAAAACAGGTAGCCCAAGAAATATCAAACATTATAGTGGCTAATGAAGACCCGGAGAACTGGAGTTCAAAAGTCGACGACTATATCGAATCCCCTCAGGATACCAATCCAGAAAGAATTAGCGAGATAGAAAGTATCGCCTGCAAGCACACCGTAGATCACTTTTTGGCAAGTATATTATATCTGAGCAAACATGAGCAACAGTAGTGTCAGGAACATAGTAAGATACAATTGTCAGTCTCTTTTTATGGGTCCAGCCCCAGAGACAGGCTATAATTTTATTAGTTATACTGGTGAGCTTAATAATAATCCTGATGAGTTAATTAAGAATCACAATTTGCTAAAGGAGATAATTAGGGTTCAAGACTTCGGGTATTCTATTACGTTGAATAGGACCGACCTAACTCACCTTGGAGAGAGATCGCTACTATCTAGACCTAACATAAGTTACCCTCAAGTTGAATTAAATTTTGGGTATTTAGTGAATGGCTTAAGAAATGAAGCTAGGATGGGGTTCAATGTAAACTATTCTCAATTTGAATTTCCATATATTGGGGAAGCCTTTTACAAAAAAAATGATCAAGTAAGTTTGCTCTCAGGATTCGACTCTAAAAGTTTAATCCCAACTTACTATACTGGAGCTGGAGGTATCTGGCCAGAAGTTGGAACTATGGCTGGAGGAAGCGGAGCATTAACGAATAAAGATAGATTTTGGCCTCCGTATGTACATAGAGATAGGAGAAATATATATGCTGTAGTAACGGACGGAGACTCTGGAGATCAAGACGCTCACCAAGCTCCACTAAGAGAAACATTCAATATTGATGATACTGTTCAACAAATTGATCCACTCAGCACTACTCACCATTTAATATCATTCGGAGACTGTTATTTATCTAGATATAGCGTTGGAGCGCAAGTCGGAGGACTCATGAGCGCTAACGTTTCATTTCTAGCAGAGAATGTAGAATTTAATAGTGGGGCAAGTGGAGTTAGAATACCTGCGCTAGATTTAAAAACAGGAGGAGTATTTCTAGACGGGGTAGGAGATGGCTTCACGGCGAGGCCAGACCCTACAAGCTCATCGCTTACATACTTCAAGAACTCTCAAAACGGCAACCCAGAGTATTTCCCGCCCGGATTGTATACAATTGATTATGTGTCAGGACTGTATGACTCAAATAAAGTCGGAGTAGATATAAGATATACTAATCCTGTGGAATATGGTTATGTAGACTCAATACAGACAGACTACCATACAGGAGAAACAAAAACAAAATATACAGGGGTAGGATTAGTAAGCAGTGGCTATAGCTCAAGCAGCGTCCAGTCCCAAGGAACTTTTCAGCATGGAGGAGGTAGGATAGGGATAAAGACCGAAGTCTCTAATGGGTCCGACACAGCGAGTGAAATAGCGTACAAGTTAACTGCTCCCCAAGATATAACAACAAGACTTGTGACACCTTTAGACTTCCCAGATGAAGGGCCAGTAGCTTTCCAGCAAGGAGACTTAACGTTGAATGTCCCTAATGATGTAAGTGGAATGGGGGTCGACTTCGATGACGCACATATACAATCTTTCACAATAGAGCTAGACTTAAATCGGGCTACTTTAGATGGGTTAGGAAGAAGATATCCAATTTATAGAGACATAAATTATCCCGTATTTGCAAATATAAATTTTACCACATTAGTAAAAGATTCTACAACTGGTAGCTTAGATGAAATACTTCGAAGAGGTGATGAATACGATTTTAATATATCTGTAAAAAACTCTTGCGATAGTCTAGTAAGTGCAATTCATGCGAACGTTACAGGAATGTCGAATCCTCACAATGCTGGAAGGTTGCCACTTCACCAAGACCTAACTTCTATTTTATATGAAGTTAAAAAAGCTAAACTAATGTCTAGCAGCTTTACTAATTCAATTGGACAGGCGAAAAGAGGAGACTTCTCGTTTTCAGTAGAAATTGATCCAGATAATTTATCTAAAGGCTTATTTATAAGCGGATTATTAAACATAGAAAAGATAGAAGATTTCTTCTTGTTGGAGGGGGTATCTTCAGGCGCAGATCAAAACGGAGGATATGTATTGAGAGAGGGCGGTAACGCCCAAGACAAGAGTTTGTTAGTAACTAATTTAAACCCACTGTATTAAGTGTAACT